CTTCGGCATGTTTACCTGTCCAAGCCGTAGTTCTGCAATATGGAAATCGGCCTCCCATTCTGTCAATATTTCCAATAATACTTGACTTAACTCCTAATGCTCTCGCTTGCCGAGCTCCATGTCGTTTTTCTCTTTTGGCTCCACTGGCGAGTCCTCTATTATCTGTTACATCTTGGATAGAATGTAAAACTGGGTAAGATAATTCTAATATATCTTCAGGCACGGCTTTAGGAATATAGATGAACAATAAATCTCCGTTAGGTTTTAATACTTTACATTTATTGGTAGCTACAAAAGTAACATCTTTATCAGTTATAATTTTGCCTACTTTTTTCTCAAGTTCTTCTTGTGAAATCTTGGTTCTTACTCTTATTTCAGGTAATTTTTCACTCATTTGCTAACTCCTCTAATGCTTTTACAATGATATCAGAATGGTTATCTATGCTCCATTTTGTTCCCATTTTACTAATATTTTCTTTGAATTTTTCTTGTTTAGATTTTTCAACATACACTACAACTACTGTCAACTCTTCTTTTTCATCTATTTCTCTTGGAGAATCGTCTGGTCCAGGGTCTAGCAAATCGTCTTGAGCATTTCTTTCAGCTATTGGATTTTGCAAATAAAAAGCATCAGTTTCTTGTTCAGGCAATTCTGACTCAATTAATCCAAAATTTTCGTCAATATCATGTAATAAAGTCTGTAAATTTTCGTCGCCAGTGTCAATCGTTTTCAACAAATCACTCAACATTGTATTATCTGACTTTGCCATTTCTGAAATTGGGTCATAAGTAGCTAACAATAAATCAGCCTCTTCTTCATTAACATCTAAAATAAGAGTAGGAACTTCTTGGTTATCATTTATATCAGCTCTTAAATGGCCGTCTATTATAACAAATTCTTTATCTTTATTTTCATAAACTACAACGGCTCCTGCCATTCCGACATTATTTAAAACTGATTGAAGTGCCTCTCGTTGTATAGAGTCGTGGAGTCGCCAATTTTTTGGATTGGCTTTTAATTCACTTGCTTTTATTCGTTTAAATTCTTTTACTCTATCCTTGATTTCCATAAATTTATTTTAAGACTAGGATAAAGAATTGTCAAACAAAAAACTCCTCTTCCCGTGTTTCACTTAATGCAACAGCCATGTAAAACACGAAGTGAAATAGGAAGAGGAGCCTCAAAGGAGAGAGATTAACTTTCTCTGATTATATCCTTATAACAATTATCACACCAAGAAACAACTCTATACCCATAAAAAAAAGTTTGCCCTTCAAACCTATTTTTCCCACATTCAACAATCGTCATTCTAGTTCCACAACTAAAACAATTCATATATCCGTCGCCTTTGCCGTGTATTATTTTTGCTTTATCTATTTCCATTGTTTGCATACTATAACTTCCCTTTTCTAAATTGGTCAAGCAATTTCCAATATTTATCTAAAGTTTCTTGCCCACTACTAGACATTCTGTCTTTTTCCCATTCCAAATCGTTCATTAGTTCGGTAACACGATTGAAAATTTTTATTCCTGTTTCTTTTTTTACTAACTCAATAGTTTCGTTGAAATTTCTAGGTTTGAATCTCTTTTCAAATCGTTCCATTACATCTAGCATTTCATGAGTACACTCAATTCCTTTACAAATATAAAATTGTGATTTTTTTCCATTTAAAGTATGTCCGTCTTTGTGAGTTAATCCAACCGAATTCATATTCGGCTTATATACAATTTCATATTTAAATGGAATGAGTTTCGGCCGTTTAATTACATAATAACTGCAATTTTCCCAATGCACTATCTCACGGTTCGCCATATTAAAATTATGGTTGTATGCGTCAGCCCAGTTGTCAACGGCTATCTTAATTTCGTTTAATTTCATATTTATCTCCCTTGAATTTAAAATATGTTAATAACATTTTCGTTCATGTATTAAACATTGTCAATTATAATAAAGGTCTTTTCTAAAAAAATATTAAATATTGTCAATTATTTTCAAAAGTTTCTATATTGTGCTAACTTGTCCCGCGATCTGATAGACGATCATGCTAAAAATACATTCCCCCCTTCCCCTGTATGCGATGTCCTCTGCCGTCCTGTTTGCTGATGGTCCAGGTGTTTACACATAAAAAGGATTAAGACGTCCTTTACGGACTCGTGAAGTAACGATGCCAGCACTTTCCGCTACTCTGGTATCTACTCTGGTTCTTATCTGGTTTACATCTGGTATCTACTCTGGTTTACATCTGGCTCTTCGTCTGGCTCTCATCTGGTTGCGAACTGGCTCTTCATCTGGGTAATCGCTGGTGTATGCTGGTATCATGCTGGTATTGTAGCTGGTGTAAGACTGGTATCGCACTGGTGTATGCTCTGGGTCAAGGCTGGTTATTCAGCTCCTATGAGGCTCTCTAGTGCTTACCTCTTCCTGCAATCGGTGACCACTTACCGAATATCTTGGTTCGCTGATACTCCCGTGCTAGAGCATCGGGGTCCAGGTTAGCAATGTAGCATAAGTGCCGCGAATGTTCGTGCTTGAACCATGAGATACCTTCTGCTCTCAGGCCTCCTCCTATCAGTTCGCCCAATAACCACAGCACATTATCTAGTATATGCTTATTATTGATATCTCCAATAGGATAACGAGGATTTCTTGGAGCAAGAGGACGATGCGGGTCAGGTCGGCAAGTGACACATTTGAACACCGAAAGACTTTTTGATTTTTTACTTCCCTTCAATACGATTAAACCATTAACAATAATTACTATTTGATATTTACATTACTTAACACAATATATATACTTCGTATATATATGTGTTAATGATATTATGATAATCATTATAATGAATATAGAGTATGATTACTACATCAGGGCAACATATAGGCCGTTATCATGTTAATTAACATTCAGTATCTGTTAATATCCCTCATACTACCTGTTTGGTCTATAATCCCATGTATTAGTATAAGGAGAATACTCAGGCCACGAATAAGGCATATCGGTTTGAATATCATTATCAAAACATTTTCGGTAATATTCCCAATCTTTTCTTAATAAATTAGATTGATGTGATCTTTGTAATTCCCAATAAAATACCCAATCAGGCTTGATATGGTGTTCTGTACTATAATTTGAAAAGTTTTTGCAACACCTGATATAATGCATAGTATTTTTGTAGCCACGATTAATCCATTCAGTAATCATAGCATTGGTATATTCAGCTAAAGACTCAACATGGTATTTCCACATTTTATTAATTGGGTGATGAGGAAATCCTCCTTTGCCCAGTGTCAGCTGATTATATGTTTGTAAACCTTCAATCCGTTGTTTGCCTAATCGTTTGTAATCTAATATCTTGGCAACTTTGTGATATTCCGAATATGGCATAAATGTTTGCATAATAACTCCTTTGAATAATTGAATTATAATTCATGATTAATGAAACCAAATAGTCCTTTGCTGAATTTTTTTTAAGCATAAATCTAAATATTTGTGTTGTATGTCTATACCTACTGATTTTCTTCCTAAGATTTCGGCAACCTGGACCGTCGTACCACTACCGACAAAAGGGTCTAATACTAATCCGTTTTCACGACAACTGGCTTTTATACAATTCATTGGTAATTCTTTTGGATAAGTAGCAAAATGGTAATCTTTGCTTACATGAGGAGCCATTGTCCATACTGACCGTTTATTCCTAGTTTCATAATTATTATGTTTCATACCACCCATGCGACTTCTCCCTGCCGTAGTATTTGTTTTATTATTTGGATTATCACGGTCTCTTGTATAATTGTCTTTTGACACAGTAGGCTCTTTTATGGCCTCAGCATTGTAATAATAATTTTGTGATTTAGTTAACATAAATATATATTCGTGTGATTTTGTGCATCGGTCTTTTACTGATTCAGGCAAAATAGAAGTTTTTTGCCAAATTATGTCCGACCTCAAATACCAGCCACTTTCCTGTAAAGCAAAAGCTACTCGCCATGGTATTCCTAGTAAATTTTTATCTTTTGCATAAGTATCGCCTAAATTAAGCCAAACAACACCGTCATCTTTTAAAATTCGTTTTATTTCATTAAAAATTTCAACTAAATTTGCTACATATTGCACTGGGGATTTTTCCATTCCTAATTGTTGGTCATTTTGGTAATCTCTCAAATTGTAATATGGAGGACTTGTTACAACACAATCAACAATTTCATTGTCAAAAGTTTTTAATACTTCTAAGGCCGAACCTAGATGTAATTCGGTTGAATTGCTTTTAAAATATAAACTATCCATATTTCCCCTTATAAATTAGACACGAAAATTAATTTTATGTGTTATATCATATAAAAATTTTTTTAGAGTCCTTCTAGGACGTCGTTTTTGGACATTTTTCATGAAAATAACCTCATTTGCTTGATTTTGCCCAGTGGCTCAGGGTTATTTTCAGTAAATCTTAATATGTGAGCAATGATATCTGCGGTAAAAGAATTTCCTATTGCTTTGTATCTCTGTCCGTCTGATACCTGGACCAATTTTCCGTCAACAACACCTTCAGCCGTGTAATTATCAGGTAATGTTTGCAATCGTTCAGCCTCTACAGGAAGAATTTTCCTGATATTAGTTTTTCCTTCAGGCTTAAATTGGCCCTGTATATATGGGTCTGTATGAGCTCGGTGCATTTTGTGCATTGTCGCCGTTAGTGTTGGAGATTTTTCAGGATTTAATTTATATTGCCCGTTTTTCCCTGCTTTATTATCTAATATATATTTTTTCATTTTTTCACTTAAATAATATTTATCAGGTATTTGATTTTGACCGACTGTTTCTACAACTGGCCTGTCGCCTCCTACCCTTAAGGTAACAGATTTTCCGTAATGTACTCTAGGTTTTAATTCGCCAAAACCTTTACCGTAATTGGAATACATTGGCTCTCTAGCATCTTTTTCTAATATGTCTTTTAAAAAAATATTCTTATTTTTCGGCTGAACTACATTAGGAATATTTGTCCAATATAATCGCCGTCTATTTTGCCCTGAAACTCTATAAGAATCTATTGTCATTGGGTAAACTTCTAAATAATCAGTTATCACATTTTCAGACATTTTTTCCATAGGCACATTTTCTAATATAAAATATCTTGGGTTTAATTCTTTCAATAATCGTACATAATCAAAAAATAATTTAGACCTAGGGTCTTTGAAATTCAACTGACGGCCTGAAAATGAAAATCCCTGACATGGCGAGCCTCCGACCATTAGGTCAATTTGATGTTTAAAGCTATCTATTCCGAGCTTTTGTATGTCGCCGAGTGATATAGTACTAGGAAACTGTCTTTTTGTAATTGACGTCGCATATGAATCGATTTCACTAGCATAATAATTTTCAAGTGTTGAGCCTATAAAAGTGCGATTGACGGCAACCTGTAAAACAGATATACCGTCAAAAGCACTAAATATATTCTTAATCAATGAATTCGGAATCCTCCTGATTGTGTACAAAATTCAGCGAATTGCATGATATGTTCATAATCTAAACTGTATGCAGTTTCGCCATATTGTATTCCTTCAAATTGTGAACCGAGCATTTGCCAAATTTGAAATGCTCTACTATTTTTAATTTTTTTCAAATCTAAAGGAATTTGAATATCTAATTCAGGATTTAATTTGCTCATTATTTCAAGATACTTGGTAGCTGATTCACTCAATTTTTCATTGAACTCTCTTTTTAAAGCAAATTCAGTTTTTTGTTTTTCACAAAATTCTTTCAAATAATTTTTTTGTGAAATTAATCTTTGCCCAATTAATTCAGCTTTCATAGCATTAATTAAAGAACCGTCATTGTAACTTCCCTGTTTAATTTCCTCTTTTGAAAGAATATCATCACATAATTCCTCAACCATTGCCCAAATTGGCCTCCATGACCAAACACTAGCACGAAAATATACACCTATATTAGCAGACTCATATTCTCTTTTTTGCTCAAAAAACAAATCCCATGATTCGTCTTTACTATTGTATTTTTCATTTGGTTCAATTGGTTTAATTGTTCCTTTTGTTATTGTCGGATTTTCTCCGTATAAATCGAAACCCATAATTGTTCTCCTTTAAAATTTTCTTACGGCTTTGATAATGTTTAAAATTGACTCAGCCTCTTTTGAGGTAGCCAATCTTTTCTTTCTAGCAAAATTTTTGACTTTTGCCTGACAGAATTCACAATCTTTTGGAGCATTTTCTGACCCTACCCAGTTGTGATTTCTTTGATGTTGTATGAATCCTATTTTTGAACTCATTTATTTCCTCCCTTGATTAATGAATATATATTAAATATTTTATTTAGGAAAAATTTCGCTTAATTTTTTAACTTTTGCTACTTCGTGCATTTGTAAAACATTTGACATACCTGTTTCAATGTTTGTTACTCTAAGTTTAAGTTTTACACCACTCATAGTAGGTGTGTAAAATTTAGCTTTCCATGTTCCCATTCCTCTTTTACTCATGTCCCATGATGTTACTTTCCATTTACCAACTTTCATTTTATTAGTATGAACATAACCATTTTGAGTAGGTTTTTCGTACACATAGTCATCTTTTACAGTTACAATGTCACCTTCTTTAATGTTTTTCCAATCTGTGTAACTGTGCTTTTTGAATATACCTATTGCATTGATATTTGGGTCTTTCAAAAAACTATGCTCACTTAAAAAGTTGTATCTAAACTCTTCCATGTTGTCCACTTTTACATAGTGGTATCTTGCGTATTTCTTTGTTTCTAAAATTGTGTCTTTCATTTTTTTCTCCTTTGATTAATGAATATATGATTATTTTCATTCATTTGCTCTCATAAAACAACATTAATAGAGGTTATATTTGACAAAGTTTAAGTTATTTTTAAAAAAAGCTATCATTTGCCCTCTTTACAAAGTGTGCAAAGTCATAATTTCGCGGCATATATAAAAAAGCCATAAAATTACCAAAAATAACAAAAACAATTTCATATCGTTTCCCATATATTAATATCTTGGCAAATATGTTAATAATTCATTGAAACTTATTTCCATATCAATAAATTCATTTATTTTTTTGTTGATAAGGTTTTTTTCTTTCTTGGTGTACCGTTTCATTCCTATTATTTTTTCATGAATTGGTATAAACAATTTTGCCATGATTTCTTCCCAATCTCTAGGCTGATAATTATGATATCCTTTTACCATTTTTTCAATTTTATCTGTTGGTAAATAATTTGGAACAAAATTATCTGAAAATTCTTGTTGCTGATGAATTACAAAGCCAGTTTCGTCATCTACTGTTGTTTTGTCTATTTTTTTTGATTCAATTTTAATTTTGTCGTAATGAACATTCGTTATATTATTTTTTTCGTCTATTTCTATTTCAATGTCCTCGTCAAAATGATTTTTGAATGATAATGTAGTTATTTTTCCCATTTTATACTCCTTTATTAATGGTTTTTCCAATATTCAGCATGTTCAGTTGCTTTTTCGTCTGCAAACCTGGACCTCGCTACAATACCTTCTTCTTTTAATTTTCTTGAACTTCTAGAAATACTTTCATATTCCGTTGATTGAGTTAAAAACCAAGTAATGAAATTCTTAGGATTGCCGCTTTCTAAAACTTCTCTCAATCCTTCAAATTCAAGCCAAAATGCTATTGCTAGTTTTTTATCTTCAGCAAAAACTTTATCCCCGTTTTTATTTTTTAACTCTAATAATTTATCCCTGACATCGCCGAAATGTTTATTAGGAACGATATCAGGCATAAGTGATTTTTGTTTGGTTATTTTGTATTTGCTCATTTACTCACTCCCAAACTCTAACAATTCGTCTACATTCAAACTATAATCTTTACCTTTCACTCCCCACTGGCCCTCCCCAAAGTGCATTATATTTTTATCCCTAGACATACTTGCTTTAATACTTGGCTCATTTTCGTAATCCAAACTTAAAGCATCGCATATATCTGTGATAGATTTATAATCATTCTGTGTTTTTAGGTAATTGAAAATCCTTTGTATTCTAGACAAATTACCATCATTGTTTTGGCTATCAGTTATATTAAAGCCGTTGATGTTTATTTCATTCGCTAAAAACTGTATTCGGTAACCAATTGGGTCATGTAAAAATCCGTTGTTCACTTTCCTGTGATACAAACCTACATTTTGAATACCACCTTCTGTTGCTTGTTCTTTTTTTATTTCCCAAACAGACCGTGAAAAATATTCCCAAAAAGCACTACCGAATGGCTTTTTCTTTTCAGCCTCAGCTTTTGTTGTATGGCCAATAGTTAAAACGGTAATATCTTCTCCTAAACTTCTTATTGCCTGAAAATATTCTGTCGTTGCTTTTTCAGACGAAGGTTCAGCTCCACAAGCGATTGCCGCAGAATCAACTATAACAAAGCCAATATTTTCCTCTTGTATTTTTCTTTTAATGCCTTCAGCTATGTAATACAATGGCTGAAAACATCTATGATACTTTATGCCAGACGGAACATCTAAATTCATTCCGTTTCCTAACTTATTATTACGCTTGTACATTTCGTTGACATTCGTTTCATAATCTAAATACAAAACATTTTTTTTCAAAGCCGTTACCCAATCTGTTTGAACTCCCTGATATATTAAATTAGCAAACCATAATGACAAAATTGATTTCCCTGAACCACCGTCGCCGTAAATTAAAGACGGCTGATTCAATGGTAATATAGGACTTAATATATGTCCTTCATCTTCTACAATATTTGCAGTTGCTAAATTAATAAAATCTTCGCCTTCCCTCATTTGTTTAACTACTGTTATACAAACAAATTCAATCAATCTTTCCCAATCAGCATATTGAATTTCTTTTTCAATATTTGATATGTACTTGATTAGCGAAGTTCTTCCGTTTGCTCCTGATAACTGGTCTAAATTAACAGAACTCCAATGTATATGTGAATTTCCTTCAAATAAAGGTTTAATATAAGAAAATTCCATTTCGGCACCTACATACCTATTTTGTTTTACTTTATCAACATAAATACGAATATTTATATTAGCAAACTCAAAATTCCACGAGTCGCCTACTCTTTTAACAATTTTATTTTCTAGGAAATCTAAACCAGTTTCATGCTCATTCAATTTTTAATCCTTTTATTCGGTCATTTTCAAATTGAGCATTATTTCCTAAAAGAAAATTTACATTACTATTAATTTTTTCTATTTTACTTTCCAATTTACTAACAATGTTAAAAGCCATTCTTGACTCTGTACACGATTTTCCTATTTGGTCAGCTAAATATCTATTTTGCCTTAATGCCTGACACAATAACCTGACAAGTATTTCATTGTATGTGTATGATTGTTTTACATAAGGAATAGATAAATTTTCTTCTAATTGGTCAATTTCTTGATAGGTATAATTTGACATTACCCTTGCCCCCAATCTAGAACATTTTTCAAACCATTTTCAGATAAATATTTGCCATACTCATTTTTTGTTTCTAATGGATTTTCGCCTTGTAATATTTTAGAAACAAATTTTATCTGAACGGCTATATCTATCAATTCTGTGTTTTCTTTTAATTGAGGAAACCTACCTGCTTTCCATAATTCAATTATCAAATTACCTGCTATGCTATCAGAATTGTTTACATTTCTAGCAACTCTGTCAGCTCCTCTTTCGTCATTGAAAGTAATAGTTTTTGGATTACTATTGTTTTCAACTTGTTTTTGAATGTCTTGTGTCTTAGGGTCAATTTGTTGAATTTCTGATTGAACTTCTTCTGAATCGACTTTGGTCCAGGTGTTCCAATTTACTTTATGTATGAAGTGATTTTCATAAGTGCCGTCTTTTACTCCTACAACATTATTATTATTATCACTTTCACATTTGATATAAACTCTTGAAACTTCTGCACGAATAACATCACCCTCATTGTGAGGAAAATCTTCAGCTGACGGAAAATATCCTTCGTAACTTGAGGCATTATGTATCATAGGAAAATTACTTGAAAACTCTGTAAATTCGCATTTGATTACAAAATTTTGATTTTTAGTAGCTTTTTTTTCAGTAATTTTTATTGTAGTTTGAAAAGTTTTCGCATGGTTTTCTTTAAATTCAGGCAAAGCTACTGGCAATGCAGGAACTCCTTTCCAACTGCCAAATGCTCCTACCCATTCTAAATTACCCATACTTATTGATTGTGAATTCGTCATCATTTTCTCCTTAATTTTAATGTATATTTATTTGTCCCACCAATATAGCAAGACTCAATAATTTGACTTATTTTCTTGCCGTATTTTGCAAATGGTTTTAATCTTGTTAAATTCCATTTATCAGGAACATCTATTGTTTCTTTGTGAGCTAACACTACGGCACCCTCACGAATTAAATCTTCAGGTGGAATCAATTCCAATAACGGAGTCAATTTTGTTTTATCCGTTTTTAAATTTTGTGTAATGTGTAACTCATGAGTATCTCCAACGAAAACCGTTGCACCAGTTTCTCTACTTAATTGGTCGGCTCTAGCTTGTAATACTCCTAAATTCCTTTCTACGGTTTTGAATTTTTCGTATGTTTTGTTATACTCTTCTGCCAAAGCATAACTATCCATATCTTTTAAATCATGTAAATTTATTTGATTTTCCATAATTCATCTCCTAAAATGTGTTAATAAACAAAATAACAAGTTATATATATACGAAGTATATATGATTAAACTTGTTAATAGATATTTTTCATATTCCTCCTTTGTTGTTGTTTTACTGATAATGGTAATTTATTGTAACAAGTTGAACACAATCCTGTCTTTTTTGGAAAATGGTCAACATGCTTATATCCTTTGCCACATCTAGGACAAAAATATTTTTGTACATTCGGTTTCGTTTTTGTAGGTTTATTATGATTATTTAATATTTGCCTAACTCTTTCTCTTGAAACTCCTAAATTCCTACCTATTTCAGCCATAGTCATATCAGGATTTTCATCTCTTAAAATTAAAACATCATTTTCTGCTATTTTTTGTTTTGGCATTATTTTGCTCCTCAATTATTTTTTCCAATTCATTTATTCTGTTTACTAAATCGTCAACTCCTGTCATTAAAGAAACATACATTAATTTATGCCAAGCATGATCATCATATTCTTTTAATCTTGAAATTACCAAATCATCTACAATGATTGGCTTTTCTGGTGTTGCTTTTTGCCGAATTGAATTATTCTGTGTTGCCATGCTACCTCGCAATAAAATTGTATTTAATTCATTATAATAAATAATGTCAACTATAACAATTCATTCTTTAATGGGTTATGGTTGAAATTGTTCTTTTGTTGATATATATTTGTAGTAGTGAATTTGTAATGAATTATTTCATTATCATTCATCTCCTTTGAAAATAGGTAGGGAATTGGATTTTTAGATATGGAAATTGATAATAATGAAATTTCAAATTCCCTACCTATAAAATTTGAAATGCCACTACCCCCAGCAGAAGTAAGAGGAAATAATCGTTCTCATAGAATGGTTTTTCACAAACATTTTTCAAGCTACCAAAATATAGCAATAGCAAGATTAATTGAAATAATACAATCGCCTGAAAATGTTATGCCTTTATTACCTTGGATCTTTCCGTTTGAAAAAGCATTAATTGTGAACACTTTTTATAATAATAGGTCTATTGATTTAGATAATTTTGCATACGGAATGAAAGCAGTTCAAGATGCACTGGTTGACCGTGAAATTATAATAGACGATAATGCAACGACTATTATACCTGTGAATCGTTACCGTAAATGCCCCAAATCCGAACGAAAAGTAGTAATTGAGGTATATAACATATCAAACTACGAAACGGTGTCTATTTTTGGGGATTCTGATTTTCTTTTAAAGCTCTAATTAAATTCCAATATTTAGACATTAATTGACTTCTTTCTTCATTTGAAATTTTTCCGTCTGCAACTGCATTTTTTGATGTTTCAATTAAATCCATTAATTCGTCTAATGCTGATGCATTATTTATTGCAAATCTAAAAACTTCTTTCCATTTAATTTTCAATATTCTCATCTTTACCTTCTTTTATAATTTCAATCATTTTATCATATTCATCAATATCAGATTCGTCTTTTGACCAATCTTTTGATTTCGTTCCTCCATGATAAGGCACTGCTAATCCACAACTAATCAATTTGTAACCTGCATTCAGCCATCTATGGCTCACAATTTCGCCTTCCTCATTTAATCTAACTCCGTTATGAACAAACAATTCTCCTAATACACGGCCATATTTACCAGTGCCTTTTGCTGAATAAGATTTAATTGCTAAATCTTTATCTCCAATTAAGAGCCTTAACATTGTTCTTGCCTGATAACCTTTAATTTTTTCAATTTTAGATTTCGTTCTAATTTCTGGTGTATCAATTCCCCATAATCTAAAACTGTTTACATATTTAATTTTGAATCCCATATCTATTTCAAGATTTGTAATAGTGTCACCGTCATAAACTGATTCTATTCCTTTTTTCCTGTCTAATTTTGCCCTATATTGATGAAAATCCATTGGTTCCTCCTTTTATCAATAATACTTGCCTGTTTCTAAATTTAAAAATTAATTTCGGATTATATTTATTTAATGGTTCTTCGTTATATTTTAAAGTAGCAAATCCTCCAATTTTTATATTTCTTTTTCCATTTTGCAAACCAGAATTATTTGCCTGATTAACTAAAAGAATCAAAATATTTTCTTTAATTAATTTATCCATAAAATTTGTTATTTCTATATTCGGCCAGTGTTGTAAAACATCTTTTATGATTATTAAATCTTTATTTTTTAAATATGGAAACGGATTATCGTCGCATATATAAGTGTGTTCTGTAAATTGTTGTTTGTTGTTTTCTATAACAGAATCAACTACATCTATTCCTGTATAATTTGTATTGCCCCAATCAACATATTTGCTAAACTGCCAATCCCCGCAACCATAATCAAGTACATTTTTAATATTGTTTTCTTTTAAAAATTTTTCTAAAAATGGAATATAATTTTTGTTTGAAAACAAACTACTCCCAGTGCCTGAGCCTCTTCCTTTTCCCCAAAGTTCTTTATCGTATATATGTGTAAATTTTTCTTTAAATTGATACATGATTTTATCTTGGTCCAGGTGTTTCAAAATTATATTTGTAAACTTTATGATGTACGGTATCCAAACATTTTATGTCATTCATTTTTATTTCTTTTATATATTTAGAGTCAATTAATAATTCTGCTAATTTTTTCACATGAGGAATTGTTGATGTATCATCTAAAATAATCAATGTATTTTCATTTGAATACTTTTTACATAAAAGTAAATCAGCTAATGCCGCGTCTTTTCCATGACCTCCGTCAATGTGAATCAAATCAAATGGAATTGAGGTTTTATAATTTTTCAAAACTTCTCTACTATTCCCTATTTCTAATTCCATATTAAAATGCTTTTTTAAATATAAAAAACAAGGCACGGTATATTCATGGCGACCAATATCAACTCCTACATATTTAGCATTTGGATTATCATGTAAAAATAAAACTGCTGAATGACCTGCATTAAATCCGATCTCTAAAATATTTTTTGCTTTACTTCCTAATGTTTTTAAATTGTTTCGCATAGCACGAACTGATTGAGCATTTCTTACTACACCTTTTTGTTTATGTTCATAAAAACAATTCCCTTCTAATTCTTCATCGCCTATTATGTTGTCTATTTCGCTTATATGTTTATATAAATTATTCATTGATTTTACTTGAATATTTTTTTATAAATTTTTGCATTTTTGGAGAAGTAGCTACATAAGCATTTTTATTTTTAGGGTCAACCCAACTGTTAATCACATAATCTATAAAATAATAATTTTTATCTTCTAACTCGCCAGAACATTCTCTGTCAAAAATTATATCTTTATCGGCATTGTGATTTGGTAGCACTTTTTTTGCAATCCTACTCATATACCACGGGCCAGTGGTTTGTAAAACAAATCTGCCTTTCCATTTTTGATATATTTCTATTTTTTTCTTTTCGTTATAATTAGTGTCGCAATTAGTTAATAATTCAAACCATAATTCATGATGAGGCACACTACCAAACATGGAATTTCTGTATTTTGCTCTTCCTGAATCTTTAGGTAATAATAAATTTTTATTTGTTAAATCATTTGGACTTTGTAGCATAATAATATCTAAATCAATATAAAAACCACCGTAATGATACATAAGAATATATTTCATAAAATCTATTTGTTGTATTTTTTGCAATTTTGTATAAAATTTTAAAAAAACTGGGTATTCTTTTTCTAACAAATTCAAACAATCAGTTTCATTCCACAATTTGTAGTCATATTCAGGAGCATATTTTTGTATTGCTGATATGCTTTTCAAAAATATCGGAAATTGGTCTAATGGTTTATGTATTTGAAAAAATATTTGATGTATTTTTTTTGGTATCATTCTGTTTCCAATACTTTCATGCCCAGTGCAATAATTCCTCCGATAGCTCCACTAGCAATTTCATTATGCCCATGTATTATTCCAACTACAGATAATATACCTAGAACAATAATTGATAAGAAAATTTGAGGTCGTAATTTGCCAAGCCAATTCATTATTTGCCGCCTTTAAATACATTTTTTAAATCATCAAATTTATTGAGAGTTTTATCTTCCAAGCCAGAATGCTTGAACCAATATTGTACGAGATAACTTACAGTAGTAGTAAGTATTATAGTGCTTAATGCTATTTTAAATTTTTTTTTCATGTTGCCTCATAATTTTTGTCTTGGTCCAGGTGTTATTGAGTAGTCGGCTCTGCGATATAAACTTCTACATTCCCAGTAACATTCCATACTGATGCCGTAACAGTAGTAGCTACAGTAAATTCTTTGCTATCAAATCCATTCCCCTGTCCTACTTCATTTAATTTTATAGTTAATGTACCAATATCCATTTGCCTTAATGTACACGAACCACCTTTAGTCCATAAATTAGATAATATTAATTTATCTACTTTACCATTTACTCCACTATTAGGAGCGTCTATCCAAATTCTGTCGTATGTGCCACCACGAGTTTCCATAGCACTTGCCTGATGATGACCACCACCTATTGCCCTCATTCGTGAAGTTCCTGCAGTTTGAGAAATAGATTGTCCGTCACTGGCATTGCCAATAATATTAATTGTATGTGCATTTATATCTGAAAAATCTAAAGATTTACATCTAGACTTTTCAAAAATTAACTCTCCTATTTCTAATCTAGTAGCAGTACCTCCACTTACATCTGTTCCTTCTACTAATACTGCCTCGGTTTTACCACTGGGCAAAGTAGATGAGGTGTATGCCGTACCGATTGTTACATCATAAATGCCAATCTCTGATACAGGAGTACTTGCCAAAACAATTCGTAAAGTATTGTCTTGTTTGTTTTCTTTTCTAAACATCATAGCTGACTCAAGAGTTTCAGAAGGGATATTATGAGGAGCGGCATATATTCCTGCATCTCCATTTTCAAATGTCCTGTCTTTTAATACAGTTTCGTTGACAACAACACCACCACCGACACTACCACCAATGGTAAGCAAACCGAGAGCCATTTGAGGACTAAATCCTAATGCCCTAAGTAATGTATATGGACTTTTTGCTATGTTAAAAGCAGTTCGCCATTTTTTTGATTCGCTATTAAGATACTCTACTTTATCAAATACCCAATCTCTAGTAGCTTTTAATTTTTTATAAGCATTTATTGGAAAATTAATAATTGCTCTAGGACTAGATTTAATTGCACGGATTAACTTACCTATACTCCTTATATGAATTGCTAAACCAAATGCAATCATACCACCTGATATAGACCATGCTATGTAACCTTGCTCTTGAAAAAATTTGACATCTGTGTAAAGTGTTTCAAGTGTGTAAACTCCTAATTTTAAATTTGGAAAATATTCAGCAATATACGGTGTTGGATTTATATAACTAACAAATAGTAATATAGAACCAATACTGATAGTAACTATAGTAAAGGTATTTAAGATAAATTTTCCAACACCTTTTAATATTTTTTTTAAATCAAGTTTTTTTAATGTAGGTTTTTTTATTTTCATATTCATAATATATACCCTATTGATAAACCAATTACAAGTAAGATAGTGAGTATTACTATTGTACCACGAATTTTCCCCAGTGCTTTATTGAATTGATTGTTCATATCAATAATTCTTAATTTTGTTGTATTGATATGTTTTTGTAAAATTTCCAAATCCTGTTCTGTGATTTCTTTTTTTTCTTTCATATTATCTCCTTTTAAGTAGGGCCTATAGAAATTTATCCTAAGCAAAATTTCTTGTTGATGCGAGGCAACTACAATTCAACGCAAGGCCCTACCAAATTCAAATTGCGAACAATTTGAATATTATGCAGTATAAATTTCTCTAACACTTAATGTTCCCATTGTAATGTGTGAACCACCACTTGCAATTTGCACAGTTAATTTGATTTCTTTTGAAGATGTTGCGGGATTTGATTGTGTTTGACTAAAAGTAATTGCATCACCCGATAGCAAATTAGTATCATTTACAGTTTCAAGCACTGTTGTATCGTAATATAATTTGAATGTTGCATTAACTGTTGAGGCAGTACTTGCTCTCGTGCATGCTCCTGCAGTAATTACATAATACCGACCTGCTCCTCCCGCAGTTATATTTAAAGTAACTATTGTTTCTTCATCAGTATCGCCATCGCCATAATTTTGTTGTATTCCACTACCTGTAGATTCAACGACTTGACCTATAGTTAAAACATCAGATGATAATGCTAACCTAGTAGCTGAACCACCGTATGCCCTATAATATAATCCATCTGATTTTGTATATAATGTTGTATGACCTGACGCTGGTGCCGAAGGATCCGAGCCTTGATGATCATAAGTTATAGTATCAACATCTGCTAATGCTGACGAGCCGTCACCTGCGGCTCCTGAATGTGTATGCAAACTCAAAGCATCAAATTGATCTTTAATATGAGCATTCATGATTGTATGTGTTACTAATTCGTTTGCTGACCAATCTCTTGGTGTACTCCATGCCATAATTTACTCCTTTAAGCAGTTTGGACTTGAACTGCACTTCCACCTGCTTGTCTTATAAATAAACCACCTGATTTGAAATATACAATGCAATGCCCTGAAGTCGGTGCTGATGGGTCACTTCCTTGATGGTCATGTATAATTGTATCTACATTATCTAATGCACTGCTACCATAACCATTTGCCCCAGTGTGAGTATGAGCTCCTAATACATCAAAATTAGCTTTCACATAAGTGTCCATAAAACTTTCTGTGATTTGTGTTCCTACATCTACATAAGGTACATTCGTCCATGCCATAATTAATATCCTATATATGTTTCACTTTCTAATAAACTTACCCCTAGTAGCCAAAATTTTGATAGTGAACTAACTGGGGATAGCAATAATTGTACTGTATGTTGATGTTTACTTTCAACGATATGACTAATTCCTTCAATAAAAAAATCTTTGTCTGCGGCTAGTAAACCAGTTTTCGTATGAGCATCTAAGGTTATCCTGTCAGATATTTCTAAAGTTTGTACTGCACTCATTGTAGTGTCATTTCTGTTTGCAGGTATTGTTACTTTCAACATTTGTAAAGGGTCTTTAAATCTTACAAGATTATATTGACACCACCTAAAACCTTCTTCGCTTGTAGGAATAAATCGAGCCGTGCCATTAAAAACTCTTTTTCCAAATGCAGTTTCGCTTGTAGTGTCATTAGCAGTGATTTGTGTTTGGTCTGTTGCCCTAGTTACTGTTGCTCTAGCTTGTAGTTTAGTTATATAAACCGTATTAGCATTTCCATTTGTTAATTTAATATCCATGTAGTTTGATGTTTTGGTATTTACTATAGTTAAATCCCCTGTAGCATTCGTGCCACTTCCATTCGCCGCAGTATTTGCTAAAACATCTGTCGTTGCGGCAGTCGTGGTCCAGGTGTCAATACTGTCAGCATTTGTGTAGTGTGTTTGTGTTGTGTCAGCCGTTAATTGAGGAAAAAATGCTCTGTAAATCCGTGATTGCCCAGTGGGGATTGAAGGCGAATCAGAACCAGTTTCAGCATGAATCCAAACAATGTCAGCATCGCTATCAGTATTAAAAAATTGTACATTAACATTTACTTCATTAAATATATTGTCTAGGCTATCTTCTTGTTCTATAGTGTGAAAACTGAAATTACTTGTACTAGTAGCATCTGATAATGTTGCTTGTGATGTTGTTGCATTTGAATCAGTTTGCCTAGCTTGACGTTTCTCAAATTTAATTTTACCGTCTTTAGTTTCTGAAACAAATCCATTTTCTGAATTTTCAACCATTCTTAAAGCATCTATTGTTTTTGTATCTTGAGGAATTGTAAATCTGGTTATTGTAGTATTTCCTGTATCTAAATCCCTGTCGTCAGCAGGCCAACCTGCCGCGTCTAATATGTCGCCTATAGCAGTTCCTGTATTTCTATCAGTTTGTTTTGCTACTTTAATTGTTTTTTTATTTAAATATGCTAACGGCCCAATAGCAGTCAATATTGCTATATCGTTACCTTGCATATCAGGATATGGTACTAACGAATCTAAATATCCTACCCATTGTGTTTGATTGTATGTAATTGGAAATGTGTAAGGAAAACTACCACCACCCATAGATAATCTAATTTTTCTTGAAGGTAATATATTTCCATACAAATCGGAACCAGTGTTGAACGAACTAAATATTCCTGAGGTGTTTCTTAAAACTACTTTTAATATACCACTAACATATTCGCCTGTAAGGTTATTAGCTAAATCACGGCCTCTTTCCCATTCAAGTCTTTGAACATAACTTGAAATATTTTCGTCAGAATCATCAAAATCGCCGTCATTATTCCAATCAACAAATAAATTGTAATTTGTAGTAGCCATTTATTTCCTTTATGTACTGGTGTATTTATCTTGTATAGCTTTCCACTCTTTATAGACTTCAGAGTTTTTAGCATCATCACCAAAATGACCATCGCCAATTTCGGTCATAAAATTATTTAAAAAATTAACAAAACTGTTCATTTTAGTATTTTTATTTATAGCATCAATTCTCATGTTTAGGTAATCAGAATGTTGACCACCACTAGTAACAATTTTGTCATACTCTTGAGAATCGTATAACCCTTGTGCCTTGTCATCTAATCTTGCATCAAATTCTGAGCCTGTAATTTCTATTCTTGCTCCATTCACATTGTCGTAAATTTTTGTATTAGCATCTTTTAATTCTTGTAAAAATTCTGCTTTTGTTTTATCTGCCATAATTATTCCTTATTTGTAACCGTATATATAAATTGCCCCACCATTAAAATCTTCATTAGGACTAGATGATGTTGTTAAATAAATTTTAAATCCATCAACTGCCGTACCACTATTATCATAACCAATTGCCCCTCTGCCACCCCAGTCATTGTTGCCTGCTCCTGCGTCTATGTGTAAATAATCCATATAAAAGAAAATCACATTTGGTGTATTAGGGTCTATTCTCATAACAGCAGTACATGAACTTCCGTTGTCATTATCTAATCTGCTTGGAGGTGCAAGTTGCAAAGTTGTTGTACTTGCATAATTGTGAAAAACACTTGAACTCGTATTAAAACTGTGTAATTGCCATGCTTGGTCATAATCATTTGCAGTTAAATCACTTCCCCCTGCTCTTAAATTTATTCTTAAATATGTGTCGCCTGTAGTTGAATCAGATTGCAATTCATACATATAAATTTCGTACCAATTAAAATCTGAAGTAAACACATCATCAAAAGAAACAGAACTTGCCCCACTTATATTTATATCTGATGCTATTAATACAGGATTTCCTGCTTGTCCTTTACCTATATAACTCATTGTTTTTTCAATCCATATAACATAATTGTTCCACTTTCCCATTCGTAAACTGTTGTACTTCTTTGCCAAAAAAATCTAATACCATCATATGCAGTATTTGAAGGATAAGAAACAAAGCCGTCCATTGCCCTGTATGTTCCATCTTCCATAACTGTCATAGTTGAATACCAATTTTTTCGTTGCTTTGCTGAATCTCTTGGCCAAAGTAACATATATCCACTTGTATGTTCTCTTGTATTGCTACCTGTATTGTTAGCTAACATTGGCAAATCTGCTTGGTCATGAGCATGACCTTCGCCTGTGCCACCATTTGAATCAACTGAATGATATGCACAATCATAATCGGTATATGCCCCTGCCGCCGAACCACCACTCATATATAACATAAACAAATTCCTACCGCCATCTGTGTTTGGTTTACAATCTCTAAAAACAATTTGATATGTATCATATTCGTCTGTAAACTTTGATTGAAAATCCAAATTGGTATCGCCATCACTTGCAGTTGACTCAGCTAGTTTGACCCAACCTTGTCCACTGGGGATTTTGCCAATATATCCATCATCAACATGACCCATTAATGGATTGCTTTGATTTATATTCCATACACTATGATGTTTGTGATGTTTAGGTACTCCATAAACTCTTACATCGCCTGTCATGTTAGAACCACTATGCATAGCAATTTCATATCCATGTGCTAAAGATGAATCTTTTCTAATTGTTGCTTGGTCTACATGGAAAAAATCGCCACTACCACCATAATCGCCATCATTTGAACCTGTTAATCTGTGCCTTGTTCTCTTTTGATATCCGAATGGTGTCCACCAAGCAAACCCACTTATTGAATCATCACTTGCATTTCCAATTCCTGTTCCCATGTTATGTCCATATGGACTTGAAGAGTTTGCATTATTTGTTGTGTAACCACTGCTAGTTGTAGTTGAACTGTGATAAGCCTGTACTCTTCTGTACTCGCCATCTATATCACTTCCGCTATTGTCAATCCATTTATGTTTCATTGCATCTGAATCGCCACTGCTACTCATTTCTACAACTTCACACAAATACATATCGTGATGTATGCCACTTTGCCCGTACCCACCTGTTCCTGTATCATCACCCTTTGAAATGAAAGTATTTTGTTGTGTTAAAACACTTGCACTGCTAAGACTATTTGACTCAACAAGAGGAAATCCTTCTTGCGGATGCCTGCCAATATATTTCATATTAGCTATCCTTCATTTCTTCGTATGACACAAAATAACTTATATCATCTGCATTAGATGCGGTAACTGCTAACAAATCAGTTTCATCTAACCATATCGGTGCAGGTAATATACTTAATGTTGACCCTGCAGGAACATTAACTGTCTTAACAAACACAACATAACTTGAACCATTATCTCTAGAAGTTTCTACAGTTACAGTTGCGTCATTTGTTCCGTCTGCATTACCAATTAAAAGTGTATTTACTTTTGCACAATACTCAGCAGTAACATCAACAATATCTGTTCTGTTTGTATTTGCTAAGACCGCACTATTATTCTTCGGTGTTATTGTATCTACATTTACTAAATTTGGTGTTGCCATAATATCCTCTCTTTATTAATTTCCAAAAATTAAAGCATAAGCAATTGCTTTGCCATCACTAATCCCACCACCACCTGCATCAGCCCATTTCACTCCATGTGTTACAGATGAATCAGCAGTCAACACTTGATTATTACTGCCTACTGTTAACATTGACGGATTTCCACTTCCGTCACCTATTAATATTTGACCTTTAGTACCCATATCAACAGATGTAATTGCTGATGTACCATTACCTATTAAAACTCCATTTGCAGTTAATGTTGATGCTCCTGTGCCACCATGTGCTACTGCAACATCAGTTGCCTCCCAAGTGCCAGTAGCAATAGTTCCTAATCCTGTTATATTAGATTGATTAGCAACTGCAACTAATCCTGCATTTGTTAAAGTGGCAGTACTACCCATAGTTAAAGTACCATGAATAGTTACACTTGAACTAGCAACTGTAGAGTTAGGAGTTACTGTTACATGTGTAACATAAGAACCACTTATAAAACTATCTAGTGTCATTGTCCCACCGTCTGCTACACTCCATCGCCATTTATCTGCCGCATCTTCTCCTGCATCAGCAAACCAATATTGATTCATAGCACTTCCACTCGCACCCTGGACCGTAATATCTTGTACCCATTCAGGTATATTGCTACCACCCATTTGTAAAAATGTATTATCGGCACCTTTTGCCAATCTTGATAACTGGGTACTAGAACTGGCATAAGGGATATCCCCTGTAGCCTGTGAATCAAATACATGAAGGCCAACACCTTCAAATTCACTTTGTGATAATTCTGTTCCTACTGTTCCATGTTTTAATTCGTTTGCCATATATTCTCCTTACATTGCTTGTCCAACATGGGCACCTCTTTTGTTAGCATCATTTAGCAATTTAGTTACCCCTGACGAAGTAACCGTATTTACAATCATGCCACCAGTTTGAAATGCTCCGTGTTCACTTCTCCAATTTGAAATATCGCCACTTGTAACTGCACCACCAACACCAGTGCCTCCATTTCTTCTACTTAATAATTGTGCGACTGCCGCATTGTATGCCCCTTGAGCTCCTGGACCAAGTAAACTTGGAAAATCATTATACATTTGGCCTATAGACACACCACCACCACCTGCTCCACTTAAGCCACCACCTAAACCACCAACTGCTCCACCTGTAGCTGATCTTAATCCTTTCATAGCATTAGATAAATTGTTGACGGCTTTTGTCTGGCTTTGTGTTTTTTTTGTTCCTTCTCCCTGAGCATGAGTAAAATCTTCCATAACAGTAGTTGCAGTTGTAGTCCAACCACTATTCGCACTCAATACTTCGTTTTGGTCTAACAAAGTGTTCGTCATTGTTAAAGCTACATCTTGAGCTACTGTCATAGTTTCTGTATTACTTTTCCAAGAATCAGTAACTTCTTGAGTAGCATTTTTATTTACTCGCCAAGAATCCGTAAGTGTATGCACGGCATCAGGCACATCATATTTCAAAAGAGGAATTGCTTTTATTCCTAAAATATCAGTAAAACTGTTTATCCCTTCAATAATATTATTTATCCAAGTTTTCCAAGTATTTACAACTTGAGTCCAAGTGTTTTTCCAAAATGTTTGAAATTTCTTAACTTTATCTTGAGTACTTATTAGCCATACCCCAAAAGTAATCAAACCTGCTACTACTAAATTCAAGCCGAAAGTTGCTATCGTAACTTGACGTCCTAATGCCATAACCGCTACTTTCAATAAATTTATAGAAGTTATCAATGCGGCTATCGCAGTAGGCATATTGACGTTCATAAATTCAGATGCTTTGTTTAAACCAGTTACTAAATCATTAAGACCTTCAATTATATCGAGCATAGCAGGAGTTAAACTTTCAGCCATTTCTATACTTACTGCCTGAGTTCTTTCTTTTAATGCAAACATCTTATCTGTCAATATCGCCGCTTTATCTGCTTGTTCTTGTGTCATTTTGGCATTTTCTCTAGCCTCTTCAATCATGTCATGCAAAGCTAAAACACCAGCGTCAATTACAGGAATTACGGTCATACCCATTTTGTTACCAAATATTGCCATCGCCGCATCTAGTTGAACAGTTTCATCTTCCATTTGGGCCAAAACTTCAAATATTTTGAGTAATTTACCTTCGGTGTCTAATTTATCAAGTTCTTCAAATTCTATACCAAGTTTTTCAATCGCCTCGGCACCCATAAGGCCACCGTCCCTGAAATCATTGAGTTTCATTGTTAACATTTTTACTAAAATTTCAACATCTTTTAATGAATTACCTGATAAATTCATAACATATCCAAGACGGTCCAGGGCATCAACTGCCATTCCTGTACGAAGAGACATTTTATGCAATTCATCGCCAGTTTCCATGAAATCTTTAACTGAGGCCGCAAAAGTTGCCGTGATAATGCCACCCAATACTAAAAAACTGGTTTTCATTTGATTTATATTTTGTTTTATTTTACCTGCTGATTTTTGAATCTGTCCTGACGCTTTATCATCAGCACTCAATAAAACTTTTAAATCGCCTATATTAGCCATTTTCTAATTCCTCATTTAATCTTTTCATAAATTCAACTTGTTCAACTGACATTTGACTAGCATCATCATTAAATTGCCTTTTAACATTTTCAGCCATTTTATAATCTAAAACGGCATATACAACGGTAGGGTCTTGTTCCATAGCCTCACTTGGAGTACAACTGAATGTGTCACAAATTATACTTATCAACGACTCGGGAGGTTGTTGTTTACTCCCGCCGAGAGTGTATTCAGCGAGTCTTTTGATTCGTTTTTTTGTTCACTTGGTGTTTCTCCAACTGTTGCACTTACAAGCCATATCAGTTCTTCATTTTGCAAATCCTTGAAAACTTTTGGATTTTTATACGGTTTAGGCATCGGCTCTCCGTCGATACCTGTCCAATTCCAATCAACTACTCTTTTAGATAAAGAATCGCATAATACAGCAAAAGATTCTTGAGCATTGGCCCCAGTTTCTGTATCTATTGTCGTGATGTTCATTAATGCCAAACTTTCTCCCATAGTAGTTACAGGAATTATTTTTACCCATTCATTTTCGTGTATTGAAAATGGTTCTCCTTTGTCTACAACTTTCCCGTCTTGAATGTGTTGCCCAATATGAACAACACAATCAGACGAGTCTATTTTCTTAGGAGGTATTTTAAACTTTTTTTCCATAATTGCCTCTCTGTTTAAAAATTATTAACTTACTGCTCTAGTTAATGCACCACTCACTTGTAGGTCAGCAGTGTATGTTGTTGCCCCACCTACTTCTGAAGATATGCTATAACTTGAAACAAATGCAGAGCCTGAATAAACTGGTGCATTCGTTCCTGCCGCCGCACCTGTCGTTTCAAAACTTGCTGTTGCCGCTCCACTTCCTATTCTTGTAAATAATGTAGCATCTCCTTGCGATGCCGCAGGGTCAAAAAACCCACTTAAAGAATAAGAACTTGTTGGAAGTCCTTCAACAAAAGTGCCAGCCGCATCTCCAAATGCCGTAACTTCAACAATATTTACATCAGTAGTTTGAGTAATATTATTTAATTCATCTTCGATTGCTACCGAATTGAAACTAAAGTCTGCTGACTTACCCGCTTGTCTTGCCATGTTTTACCTCTCTTTTTTTATAAATAAATAAAATTTTTAATAAACATATTATGAGCCACTATCAACTCCAAATGTAACTACACAATTAAAATTCGTTAATCCACTATATTGTGTAACATTAATTTGTAAATATCGATTACAAGCATCTGTAGTGCTTACTGTTTCTGTTCCTACTCCACTAAATTGTGAAAAAGCAACAAAATCAGCATATCCACTTCCACTTGATGACGAATCTTGTACTTTGATTGTAGCAGTACCACTACCACTCACGGCAGTTACTCTTAATGTTGCTCGTTTTATTGTACCTGCTGACAAACTACCTACAATAGATGTACTTCCTGTATCTACTCTAGAGGCTGAAACTGCCCCAGTGCCTGTCAAAGCCGTAGAACCTGCCGTATATAAAATAGCATGTCGGCCAAAATTACTACTTCCTTGACCTGATACATTTAAAGCAGTTGCCCCGTCTGCTGGATTCTCTATTGCTCTATTAGTTAAATTAGTTTGAAAATGATAACCAATATTACCAATCGTCATTCCACTTGGTGTATAAAATATTTCACTAGTACCTGTCAAAGCATCATTGATTATTTCATCTGATTCATTATCTGTAGGACTAAAAAAAGCATTCATACTAAAATTTGGTGTAGGCTTTCCCTCAACGAATGTTGTTGCACTATCTCCAAATGTAGTTACTTCAGGCAAATTAACATCTACTCCAAGTGTGAATGAATTGGCATATCCTTCTACTGCATGAGTATCAATATATATATCGGTACTTTTTCCACTTAATCTTGCCATGTATTACTCCTTCTTTTTTCTTGGTTTTCTAATTTTTTTCAAAAATTTTGTTGCCACTAAGGAATCAATATCATATCCATTGTCTATATCAGCTTGGCCTAACACAACAACATCGCCGACATTTACTACAGTTTTACCAAAATCAAACTTCAATCTTCCTTTTAAAACTTCATAATACTCATCTTTTCTTTTTTCTGTCATAATTACTCCTAATCAACCATTACTTGAAAATCTACTTTTGCCCCAATATACGGAGTTCCATTAAACTCTAAACCACCGTAATCCCTGTACCCAGTTACTAAAATATCAGAACCATGAGTACTCAAACTTGTTGAATGTATATATGCTGGTATTGAGCCACTTCCTGTAGGTTCTAAAAAATCATCTAATGTATCTTGCACTTCGTCAAGGTTTCCACCTCTAGCAACTAAAATTGTGCATTCAAATTCATGTGTCATGCCATCGCTGAAAGTGTCATTATAATTGCCTGTATTAGGTTTTACCCAAACTGCAGGAAGTTCTTGTATTTGGTCAGGAACGGTGTCATAAACTCTCAGGCCTGATATATTATCAAGCGAGGTTTGAACCGCGTCCCTGATGCCTTTTAAGCTCATTTTTTATACCTCTTCTCTATGTCGTCTCCTAATTTTTTAAAATATTGATCTTTATTTCTTAACCAATAATCTATAGCAGGTCTTAAGAAAGGTATTCTTCCGTCACCTCTTGGACTATACCCACTGGTTTCCAAGGGCAAAGCATAAACCACTCCTGCCGACACAGTAGCAGTCATAGGTTTTGAGTTAGCATTCAAATTGCTGGTCCAGGTTGCACGAAGAGTTCCTGTATCTACAGGAGAATATTCTTTTACTTGACGAGTTACTATAGTACGAGCCAAATCTAAAAATGTTTCTAAAGGTTTTTTTACATTACTTTTATCTTTTAATTTTTTTTCTAATTCTTTGTCGCCTTTAAAACGAGCAGTAATTCTCATTATGCTATCCTTTGTATTCTATAAGGATTTAATAATCGTTGAACATCTCCGTCTAATGCCGTACTTACATCAAATGGACTCATTTCAGGAGTTCCTAACGAACTTGCATAAGCAGTATGCCATCGTTTTGAAACACGGCCTGCCTGTAAATAACAAGCATTAACTACTTCTTGTGGATATTGATAAACATAAACAGTTGCTCCTGTACTATGACTTGCCCCAGAAGTGCCGTTCATGGCTCTTTGTATTGTTATAGTATTAGAAGAAATCCCTGTAATATACATTTGCTCACTATCTATTAATATTGTTTCCCCAATATTTAAATTTGCTCCCGCAGTTGCAGTAAATGTAGTATCACTTGAACTAAAACTTCCATCATTCGTTGTTGTTGCTGACAGATAAGGAGTAGACGAAGTTCCGTCACCGTAACCAAATATACCTGCTATTTGTACTCCTCTTTTAATACCACTGGCGAATGAACCTGCCGAAGTATTATCAGCTAATTCTATCCATTCTTTTGGATATACTGTGTCGCCAAGTGGAAAAAGTTCATAGTCTGTTGAGGCCCAAGTTTTATCGGTACTTCTATCATCTTTCAATGTAGTTAATGTAGTAATAGATAATAAATCAGCATTCAACAATAGCCGATTACCTGAACCTCTAAATTGTTTTGTTTCGGATTTACTGTAAAAATGTCTTTTGCAATAAGTGTCTATAGAACGAGATGCCGTTTCAAGAGATTGCAAAAGAGAAGTATCTTCCCCAGTGCCTGTGATTCCTAATTGAGTTTTCAATGTTGTTAAATTTCCGTAACTGTTTCCGTCTATTCTCATACTTGATCACTCCTAAAATCCCCGATAGGACAATTCAATACTCCCTGTTGATTTTCATCAAGAGGAGCCTGCCCGCATACAGGACAAGAACTTGGTCTTTGCCTCGCCTCTTCATTTGCAATTTCTATATTTGCTTTTTTTATTTGCAACAACTCGTCCCAAGACATTCTTTACATTTCCCTTACAAGAACTGTAACTATACACCCTTTTGCATTACCCAAATTAG